CACGAAGATCTTTATCTCCTCCAGTAACAACATCAAAACTTTCATATACTTTTTTATACCAATCCTTTTGATTAAAAATTTCTTCATCACTTAATGTAATTTTATTAATCCAATCTTCAAAATTAATGTTGCCTATAGCAATAGGAGGTAGGTTAGATCCTTCGGGACCATTTAAAACTATACGATCGTTTTGTGGGCCACCTGGATATGTATCGGTCTTACCGTCAATAATATTTTGTAATCGCATCTTATGTAACCGTGTAATGTTGTCTGTTTTTTCAGGAGAAAAATTAACACCTTTCTTTTTTTTCTTTTGAATATCTATAAACTTATCTTCAAGTTTGGCGATTGTTTGATCCACCGCTTCTTCCATTAAAACTTCAGCTAATCTTTTCCAATTGATATCTATCTTTGGTCCATCATCATTAGGGTCAGGCATTTGATCGGGGAGATCAGGTAACACGTTTCCTTCTTGATCTATTGTTGTTATTTTTTCATCATCATCTTTTTTTGTTTGTAAAACAATATTATCTAAGGACGTATCGCCGACCACGGGGGGCGCATCATAAAAACTGTCTCCGTATGTTTTATATTCTTTAATTCGTTCTGATTCAGTCTCGGGAAATAATGTTTCAAGATCTACTAAATCATTAGCGCCGTAACCTGAAAGATCTATATTTTGTCCTTGAAAATATTCAATAACAGCAGGAACAGATATTCCCATCTGCGTTGCGATGACTGTTAGAGGTACTGCAGCTTGAGCTACCATTTAATAATACTCGGGTTGTTGTTCGTAAAGTGGTTTAATCGGGTCTTCATAATCATCCTTTAGCGCAATAAAATTACCTTGACGATAACGCATCAATGCTTGCGTCATACTATCAACTAAATCATCATGCTCACCATAAGGAAATGCAGCGCATTCTTCAATCATTTCTTCCGCGAATTTTCTTTCAGGGGCCCATACTTGTCCTGATTCAAAAATAGGCGAAACAGAATTTACTCTTGTTAACTTATCATTACCACGTGACGGCGAATAGCTTACCACAGGAATTCCTATTTGTCTAAGTTCTTGTATCAAGGGCATACCACTTGCTTTTGCTTCCACAATAATTGTCTCTGGTTCCCAATACTCATATTGCTCCAAAGCAATCTTTTTTAATTCAGGAAATTCCCATCGCTCTTTAATACAATCCAATAAAATAATATTATCTTGATTGTATCCTGCTTTAAAAATTCCCCATGTACTAATCGCACTGAAATCTGCTTTTTCTTTTTTACTGAATGCGGTGTCATAACTTTGTATAATGTGAACAAGTTCAGGCATATCTTCTTTTTCCCATGTCTTCCACCATTCACGTTTTATAATAGCTCCTTCTTGAGAGGTTGGTTGTTGTTGATATTGCGCCTCCCACGACATAACAGGTAAGTTTGATTTAATAGACTCTAATTCTTGTTGTTTCCAGTACTCGGGCCAAATAGGTTTACCACTTGGAAGTAAAGCAGGAAATTCTACTACCTCCCATTGATCCGCTTTAGTTTCTGCTTGTTGTTTTATTAAACGACCCGTCAAATCGCGCTCCGACCAACGTGTCATAACGACAACTATAGCTCCACCTGGTTGTAAACGTTGCCTTGGTCCTGACATATACCACTCAAACGCGTTATCAAAATTAGTTTCACTTATACTTTGCTCTGAATGAGGGTCATCAATGATCAATAGATCTGCACCACGTCCAGTAATAGCGCCACCGATACCAGCTCCAAAATATTCTCCTGCATGATTTGTTTCCCAACGTCCCGATGCTTTACTATCTGCACGTAATCTAACATCTTTAAATATTTTCTTGTATCCTTCGTCGTCCATAAGGTTACGCATTTTTCTACCAAACCTATATGAGAGCTCTGCTGTGTGAGTTGCTTGAATTATCTTTGTTTTTGGTTTCTTACCCATTAACCAAGCTGGAAATAAGTACGAAGCAAATTCTGATTTAGTGTGTCTTGGTGGCATATTAACAATTAATCGCTTTAACTTGCCAGATGCTATGTCTTCAAATTTTTTAGCCATTACATTGTGATGATATCCATCAATAAACTCGGGCCAAACCATTTTAACAAAGTGCATAAAGCTATCTTTTGCTTTAGCTGCATCATCCTGCATCGCAATTGCCAATAAAAGCCTTAATTCTTCGTCCGAATACTTTTCAAATTTATTATTTTCTTGATCCATTGGGACTCCTACCCTCTTTATACTAAAAAAAAGGGGTATACCCTATAAAAAAGTGTTTCATATGAAAAATTGGTGGCTGAAAATTTAAAACATGCGCTAGAGCACCTCGCGCGCCAGAGCGTGGGGCGTTTTTAGGGGTCGGGTATCCGCGGTTTTCCGCCATTTTTTTCATAATTCACAGGTACCCTAACGTTTTTCGCGATTAATGGCAGATTTCCCACGATTACCAATGCACGATAATTGTAGTTATCGTACCTTATCCTGTTTTACCGCAGATTTCCTCGCTTTTCGTGGGGCGCGAACCGTGAACTTTTTCAAGATAACTAGATATAGTACCCCAACCTTCCCTCGTTGGCGGTTCGTTTACACCGTTTCGTGAGAGATCCAGCGAAAGCCTTCCCTCATATAGATTTATTATCTCTAGGGGAAGGTGCTTCGCGTGTTTCTGATAAACCAATATGTAATTGCAACCTCCAGTCTCCTTCCACAATTTAATGTTCATTGCTATTTGATGTGGGCTCAACTTAATCTTGTTACCAGTTGCAACTTTAGCCTCAATGAAGATCGTATCTAAACGTGGAGCAACTCCAATCATGTCAGGGAACCCATGAAGGGTTGTAGTCTCAATGCGCAACCAGTTATAAATAGTAAGCTTTTTCTTTATTAATTTAACAAAGTAAGACTCTTTCATTTTACTATCGTTAATTGATTATTCTCTGAAAAAACACAGATACGCAATTATATGTTCTTACGAAAATCTTGAATGCATTCAATTGAGAAGCGAAAGTATTTATTCATTTCAAATTTAGTCCACTTGCCTGCAATTTCTTCACATTGTTCTTTAGGCATTGGATCTCCAAGAACCATTTGATTACCAGTATAAACCCAAGCATCGCCATTGTAGCCCCACAAACTAACAACAAGTAAGAAGACTTTAGTCATTAATCTTTTCTTGCTCAATTAGTTTTGGTTCAGGCTTTGTCTCTTCCTGTTCGATGACATTCTCTTCATTAACAATTGGAATTCCTTTACGTTGTAATTCATTTAACTTTTGCAATAGTTGTTCACGCGGTAAGTTCTCAACAGCACTTTCCATTCTTATTGTTGGATCATACAATCCTGCAGCCTTACCTCTTAAAGCCTCAGCATTGATTGCTGCCGCATAATGTTTTTCGTCTTCAGCTTTTTTACTAAGATCATCAAGCCTTGCAACATGCTTATCCATATTAACAGAATACTTATCTGCTAATTCTTTTTTCATATCGTAGATGGCCTCAGCCACTAATGGATATTTCTTTGGATCTTGTAACTCCCAAGCAGATCTTCTAGCTGCAGAGTCAGAGTATCCTGCCTTGCGCGCAGACTCAGATGCAGATTGCAAACCCATTAATGTCTTGGTGCAAAACTCATAAACAAAACGCAATTGCATTGGTGTTAGCTTGCGTGATTTTCTTCCATCAATTATTTTAACCATAATACACTATTTCTGACCCTCTTTATAAATCAACATATAAATTATTTTTCTCGTGGTGCAAAGAACAAAAGGGCTGTTTTCTGCCAATCAATGTTTTTACATGACACTACTACTGTCAGGCGTACACTACTAAAAACCGACAAGTGTAAGGTAGTTTATGGCTTAAACAAACGATTAATTTGCTTACCTGACACACCTGACACTTATATTTCATTTTTAAAAAATTTTTTTTTAAAAGGGGTCGGAAAAGGTGTAAGTAGTGTACGGTGACCACGGATCACGTGACACGTATCATCACTGATGATATATTAATCAAGTGAATAGAAAACATCAAAAAGGTTTCATATCGCACATCCAAGCAATTAAATTTCTATCGGATCAAGGTTACTATGTCTTTGATAATTTCTCGCGCCTTGGTCCATGCGATCTTATCGGTATCGATGAGCGCGGAGAAATATTATTAGTCGATGTTAAATCAACCAGTAAAAGAAAATCAGGAACACACAAAGGATATCTCATTACACGCACACCAACAGACCTCCAAAAGAAGCTTAAAATACACATATTAATGGTCGATGAAGAGGGAAACTGTACCCTCAAATAACCTCAGAAAACAGCCATAATATCAATAAGTATTGAATACATATAATAAATCATTATAAATTATTATATAAAC